AAGGAATTCTAATTTCGAAATCATCTTCTTCAGCTATATCAACAATTTTATTTAAATTTGTTGTATTAGTGTCAGTAGCAGCTCGAATATCCCCTTCAGGATCCCATGTGAAACGCAATCGACCTTTATGGTAAATTGATTTCACAATTCTAAATCTAAAAATTAAATCACCGCGCCAAAATCTGAACAAATTAGAGACATGCGCCAATGGAGTTGACCAAACTTGTCTTGGATTTCCAGGAATAGCTGTGGCTTGTACACGTACTAGCCAAGGCATTACTCTGGTTTCAAAGAGAGGATCGTCAAGATTTGCAGCTGGATCCCAGTTGTAAACGTTTAGAATAGTATCTCGTTGTACAAGATTACTAATCATTAATTCGTCTTCTCTGGAATAACCGCAGATGCCGTTGTCAATGGTTAATTCATTTTTAGGATCTAGAGTTAGTTTTTCTATAGGTGTACTAATTTCTGGTGATGCAAAAGCATGAAATGGTACGTCTTTAAAAGGAACTACGTCATCTATAACTGGTACGTTTGTAAAACCAAACCAAGATGCAACTGTAGCCACGCCTTTAGCGACAATACTAGATGCTGTGCAAAATTCACCAATAACTGGTACATTACTCAATGAACCAGCAATATTTGCAATTGCTGAAGCAGGTTTTGATATAATACCGTTCTTTTCATATTCGTCTTTAGTTTGTACTTGTAATTCACTATCATCGCATTGTGGTTTCATAGTTTCTTCACATTGTACAGCTAATTTGTAAGTAGGTCCTGTGATCTTAATATCACTAGCCCACGCGAATACACGAATAGTAGCACCTGTACCTACAATGGAATTTGCATTCAATAAATCTGTTAAAGATAAAATTTGAACTTGTCCCATATCTTGTAAATCGGTTGCTCGTGTTACATCTAACCATGTTTTATGATAAGTAAACGGTAGAACCATTTCACCTCCTTGATTGTCTCCAGGAGACATCATAACATGTGGTCTTTGAGAAAATGAAACAAAAGCTTCATCATCTATAGATAAAGTACCACCTCCTGCATTAGTGTAGGTAAGTGGTCTATAACAAGCCATAGCGGCTCCATAGTAAAATTGAGAAGCATTTATCATAAATTTTAAATGTAATTTACAATTAATCATATAGAAATTATCTATTTTCTTTTTAATTGAAGGTTCATTAAAAAATAAATGCCAAGGTTTAAATCTAGTAGCACCGTTAGCTGTTAAAGTTGTACCCTCAGCCCACGTAAGTGAGTAAATGAGGACAGGTCTTTCAAGATAATTCTTAAAATCACCTAATGATGAATACATAGATTGATAAGAAATATCTTTATTAATAGAATTTCCAATAACTTCACCTTGATTTTCATCAACCATATGAAGCTGTTGTTGTTCTTCTTCTGAAGTTTTGGATTCAGTATCCATAATATTTTTGTTTTGTTCTGCAAGTGATGTATACGTACATAGTTACACTCCTTATACTATGTATATGGTTATATATCGGGATAAACCACTATCCTAGCTAAATAACTATTTGGGGAACGCCCTGGAATTGATACAGGATCAGGTCCACGCTTACACGAGATTTTGAAATATATAACATTTTGCTTTGTTTCTCGTGTACAGTAAATACCTGACCAGAGAGCCTTTTGGTTTTATGTGACATGTGCTCAATGCCAACCTCATAATTAACGAGACGATTCCCAGAATCTCTCCTTCAACTGATCCCATGTTGGAAAAGTTGAACTACTCACGCAATCTATATTGCATTTTTTACATATTTCTATTAGGAAAGCTCGTTTTTCTTTAAAAACATCTTTTCCATAATAGAAATATTCTCCAAGTGCTGTTGAAACATTATTAGCGGCTTGTTCTTCCATAGTTATACTTTTGGAGCGAACATTCACCATTAATG